CAACAGAAGAAGATTGGTTTAAAACACAAAAACCAATAGAACAAGTTAGTGCATTTGACCCAGTTGACGGAGAACAATGGGAAGATGATGACCCGTTTGGTGATGGGGATGAAGGTGATGATTGGGGTTTTGGTGATGAAGGTGATGATTGGGGTGATGACTTTGGAGATAGTAAAACAGATGACTACGGAAATCCACTATCAACTAGAGGTAATAAAAAACAACAGAACGCTCTTGAATTGAAAATGAGATTGGGTATTGGTAATACAAAAAAACAAACTAAGAGTAAAAACCACATTGTAACTAGAGAAGATGGAACACCAGTAGCACTATCAGTATTTAAAGATAAAAAAACTAACAAGTATTATGGTGTAGATGATGAAGGTAACATTTACGAAAATGATACAGATGATTTTACAAAAACAAAACAACCTACTACTGATATGAGAGGTTTTGAAGGAGCTGTAACAAAGAAAGGTCAAGCTGATATAGAAAAAAGAGAAGGTAGACCTGAAAAACAAGATGATTATGATAAAACAACTTTTGCAGATTTATTAGGTATGTTAGGAATTGAAACAGACATTGACTGGAAAGACCCGTTTGGACAATAATAAGATGAAAGATAGTATGAGATATAAAAAAACAACACAAAAAAGATTTGGAAATTTGATAACTATATCAAAAAAAGAATTAGAAGATTTTATGAAGCTAAAAAAACCTATTGTTAAAAAAGGATTTGATTTAGAATTAAATAAAAACGATTTAGTTGATTTGATAAAATTCAAAGAACCAGTTCAGAAAAAAGGATATAATGTATTACTAGAAAATGTTTGTGTGAATTGTGGTGGTGTTATAACAGAAGACTTGAGAAAATGGTTTAAACAGAAATGGGTAAACATTGGAAAAAAAGTGGGTGGTAAACATCCAAAATGCGGAACAAGTGGAGATAAACAAGGATATGCTAAATGTGTTCCAGCTTCAAAAGCCGCTTCAATGAGTAAAAAAGATAAAAAAAGTGCAACTCGTAGAAAACGAACAGCACAAAACAAAGCAAATCGTGGTGGTAAAGCATCAAGTGGACAAGGAAAGAAACCAATTATGGTAAAAACAGAAGCAAGAGGAACTTGTTGGGTAGGATTTAAACAAGTAGGAATGAAAGACAAGGGTGGTAGAAAAGTTCCTAATTGTGTGAAAGAAACTACTGAAATATTTTATGAAGAAAATGGACAATCACACGGATATACATTAGAATATCTAAGATTACCAGAAGATATCAATGAAGCAGAATATCAAGGAAGAAAAGTAAAACTTGGTAAGCCAATGCAGGGTGATACTAAAAAGTTCAAAGTATATGTAAAGAATCCAAAAGGAAATGTAGTTAAAGTTAACTTTGGCCAAGGTGGTGGTGCTAAAGGTGGAACAATGAGAATTAGAAAATCTAATCCAAAAGCGAGAAAGAGTTTTAGAGCAAGACACAATTGTGATAGTCCAGGCCCAAGACATAAAGCTCGTTATTGGTCTTGTAGGAAATGGTAAATGAATGAATCGATTGATACAACAATTAATTTCGCCGTTCTTAACGGAACAAGTAAAAGCAAAAAAAGTTATAGCAATATATCCTGGTAGGTTTCAACCTTTCGGGCCTCATCATAGAAAAGTATTTCAAAATTTACAAAGTAAATTTGGTGATGTTTATATAACAACATCTGGTATTAAACAACCGCCAAGACACCCAATGAATTTTGGTGAAAAAGTTCGTCATATGGTTAAAATGGGTATTCCAAAAAACAGAATTGTAAAAGAAAGAGTTCCTTATGTAGCCAATAATTTATTGAAAAAATTTAAAGATGATACAGCAGTAGTTTATGTATTTGGTGCTAAAGATGCAGGAAGATTAAAGGGTGGAAAGAAAAAGTCAGGTGGTTTAACTTATTATCAAGATTTTAATAAGAACAAAGGAAACTTACTTGGTTATAAAGAACACGGATACATTTATACCGCACCAACTGTAAAAGTTAGTGGTATTACAAGTGGAACTGAAATAAGAAATTTATTAGGTAGTTCCAAAATGGAAAGAAGTAAACGAGAAAAAATATTTAAACAAACTTTTGGTTATTTTGATAAAGGTATTTTCAATATGTTAACAAACAAATTTAGAAAGTTAACAGAAACAAAAAAACCCATTGAAAAAAGATTAGACTTGTCAGAAGAAGTTCAACTACTTATAGAAGGTGGAGCGTATGGACATATGTCACACCCGTTTGATGATAATAATTTAACTTTTGGTGATATGAAAAAAATTATTAAATTAGGTTTATCAGGTGAATTAAATCGCGAAGATGATGTAACAGAAAAAACTGACGGACAAAATTTGATGATTACTTATCGTGATGGAAAAGTTTTAGCAGCAAGAAACAAAGGACAAATCAAAAATCGTGGACAAAACGCCCTTGATATTAATGCAGTAGCTAACAAATTTAGTGGTCGTGGTGATATTAGAGATGCTTTTGTATTTGCTATGAAAGATTTATCAAGAGCAATAAATGGTTTAAGTGATAAACAAAAAGATAAAGTTTTTAAAAATGGTGAAATCTTTATGAATTTAGAAATTATCTATCCAGCTTCATCAAATGTAATAGATTATGATAAACAAATATTACAATTTCACAATTCTCTACGATATGATAAAAATGGTAATGCTGTAGGTGAAGTAAAAGGTTCAGGTAGAATGTTACAAGGTATGATTAAACAAGTAAATCAAGATATTGGAAAACATTTTAAGATAATAAAACCAAAAGTTTTAGCTTTACCAAAAAAAATTGATTTTGGGAAAAAAGTTGATATTTATTATAAGAGAGTAAATAAGTTACAATCTCAATATGGATTGAAAGATACAGATACATTAGGTAAATATCATCAATTATATTGGGAAAATTATATTTATAATGCAGGAAAACAATTTGGTTATACAATGCCTAAAACTATTTTACGAAAATTAACTAAAAGATGGGCATTCTTTGATAAGTCGTATAAGATACCAAATATTAAAAAAGACTTAAAAAGACAACCTGAATTTTTAAATTGGGTTATGAACACAGACAAGGTAGACCACAAAAATATGGTTAAGAAAAATATGTTACCATTTGAAAAGATTTTCTTTTCAGTAGGAGCAGATATACTAGAAAATTTATCAAACTTTATTGCAGCTAACCCAACGAAAGCTGTAGAAAAGATTAGAAATGATATTTTAAAAGCATCTAATAAAGTTAGAGCTGGTGGTGATATTAAAAAGATGAAAACCTTAAAACAACAATTAGAAAAATTAAATTCAATTGGTGGACTAAAAAAAATAGTTCCAGTTGAAGGAATAGTATTTAAATATAACGGAAAAACCTATAAATTTACTGGTGCGTTCGCCCCTGTAAATCAAATATTAGGGTTGGTGAGTTTTTAATTATGGCAGGATATTCAAAAGAAGCAGAAAGACAAAATAAAGCATTAGGTAATTTATTAAAAGGACAAGATGTAGAAAAAAGGTCTATGGTAGGTTACACACCAAAGGAAAAAGAAAAGGGTGATATAAAATCAGAACTAACAGACATTATGTCTGAAGTTAGAATGCCTTTGTTTTGTAAAGGATGTAAAAAAACAATGAAGAAGAAACTTGATGATAAGTTTTGGAGATTATTTGGACATTGTTGGAATTGTCAGTTAGACTTTGAACACAAATTACGACTTGAAGGAAAGTATGATGAGTGGGCAAATGGTAGAGCAAAAAACAATCAAAAAGCCTGGGTTGAAGATATGATAGTAGGTATCGAAGAGTGGAGACACGAAAGACCAGCCGACCAAATTTATAATGTCGGTATTAAAAATCCAGAGGTTAAAATTGAGAAATCGCAAGTTAGTGAAAAAGCTTTAAATAAACTCGCTGATGATGCTATAAAAGACTTGAAAAAAATGAAAGAAAACATATAACTAACTATTTATAGGTAAGGAGAAAAAAAATGTTTAAAAAACTACTTGGAATGTTAGCCGTTATCGGAACAATCGTAGGTGCTTTTATGGGTGCAAAAAAATCTAAAGAGTTAAAAGAACTCGAAGGTAAAATTGATGAATCCAAAAAAGATGAAAAAGATGTTGCATCTAAAATCACCAAACTTGAAAAAAACAAGACTAAAAATAAGAAAGAAATTACTTCTTTAAAAAGAAAACTTACTATTTCTAAAAAGAAAACAACAGAAATGGTAAAGACTTTTGATAAGGGTGATTCTGATAAAGCTGCAGATTTTTTAAAAGATTTTAGTAAATAAAGGTAATTAGTATGAAAAAGTTAATATTAATGTTGACTATGTTTGGCCTACTATTTTCACAAGATAAGGTTTATACCTTTAGTGAAGAAGAAGTGGTTAATATGGGTAACAAGGTAAAAGATTTACAGACAACTGTAGAAAACCAGACAGAACAATTGGGTATCTATGATGAGTTGATAAAAAAGTATGAGAACCAAACACAGATTGATTCTATGTTACTTTCATTTAAAACTCAACAAGTAAATATATTAAAAGACCGTGAAGTTTTATATGAGAAACAGATTAAACTCATAAAACCAAAGTGGTATGAGAATAAATGGTTGTATTTTACATTCGGTGTAATTGCAACTTCTACTTCTATAAAACTCGCTGGTGAAATAGTTAATTAATGGAAGATAACAAAAAACAATTAAAAGAAGCTATTAAAAGAGAATATGCTAAGTGTGCACAAGACCCAACTTATTTTTTGGGAAAATATGGAATAATCCAACACCCTGTTAGAGGTAAAGTTAATTTTAACTTATACGACTTTCAGGAAAAGTCATTAAAATCTTTTATGGAACACGATTATAATATTGTGTTAAAAGCTCGTCAATTGGGTTTATCAACATTAACTGCTGGATATGCATTGTGGATGATGACATTTCAACAAGATAAAAATATCTTGGTTATCGCTACAAAACAAGAAACAGCAAAGAATTTAGTAACGAAAGTTAGAGTGATGCATGCTAACTTACCAGGTTGGTTAAAACAACCTTGTGTTGAGGATAATAAATTATCGTTAAGATATAAGAATGGTTCTCAAATTAAAGCCGTAGCGAGTTCTGAGGAATCAGGTCGTTCAGAAGCATTGTCATTACTGATTATAGATGAGGCAGCCTTTATTGATAAAATTGATACAATATGGGGAGCTTCACAACAAACACTAGCGACTGGTGGTAGAGCTTTAATTATCTCTACACCAAATGGTGTTGGTAATTTTTTCCACAAAACTTGGATAGGTGCTGAAGATGGAACAAATGATTTTAATTTTATTAAATTACATTGGTCAGTTCATCCAGATAGAGAACAAGATTGGAGAGATGACCAAGATAAATTATTAGGGCCTTCACTAGCAGCTCAAGAATGTGATTGTGACTTCATCACTTCTGGTCGTGGTGTTATTGATGGTATACTACTAGAAAAAATGAAAGAAAGTAGTATAAGAGAACCAATAGAAAAGAGAGGTATAGATTCTAACTATTGGATATGGGAGCCACCAAATTATACAAAGAATTATGTGGTGAGTGCAGACGTTAGTAGAGGTGACGGAACAGATTATTCAGCGTTCCATATTATAGATGTAGAATCTTTGGAACAAGTAGCTGAATATAAAGGTAAAATCTCTACACAAGATTTTGGGAATATGTTAGTAAATGTATCTAAAGAATATAATGATGCTTTGTTGGTTGTGGAAAATAACAACATTGGTTGGGCAGCAATCCAACAAGTTATCGATAGAGAATACCCAAACTTGTTTTATACAAGTAAAGATTTGCAATATGTTGATGTTCAACATCAAATGACAAATAAATACAGAGCTCAAGAACGAAATATGGTTCCTGGATTCTCAACAACATCAAAGACAAGACCTTTAATCATTGCAAAGTTAGAGGAAATGTTCAGAGAAGAATCAGTAGTGGTTCATTCTAACAGATTAATTGATGAATTGTTTGTATTTATTTACAACGGAAATAGAGCGGAAGCAATGTCAGGATACAATGATGACTTGGTAATGTCTTTCGCAATAGCCCTTTGGGTTAGAGATACAGCACTAAGATTGAGAAGTGAAGGTATAGAACTTTCTAAAAAAGCAATAAGTGGTATATCACAAAACCCAGCATTCTATAAATCAGAACCAAATAAAAATGATTCTTGGGAGATGGATGTAAAAGGGGAAAAAGAAGACTTAACTTGGTTAATTAAATAAGAGGATTAAAAAAATGGCTGATAGAGATTTATTCAGTAGACTACAACGACTATTTTCTACAAATGTAATTGTAAGAAATGTTGGTGGAAAACAATTAAAAATAGCAGATACACAACAAGTTCAAAGTGTAGCAAGCGGAAATTTGGTAGACAGATATTCTCGTTTGTATAAGAGTCCACACGGAATGAGTGGATATAATCAATCATTGTATCAAAAAACAATGAGATTAGGATTATTCAGAGATTATGAAGCAATGGATTCAGACCCATTGGTAGCCTCTGCATTAGACATTTACGCAGACGAAACAACATTAAAGTCAGAATATGGGAAAATACTATCAATCAACTCTGATAACAATCAAATACACGATATTTTACACAATTTATATTATGATATTTTAAACATTGAGTTTAATTTATACCCGTGGACAAGGAATTTATGTAAATATGGTGATTTCTTTTTGAAATTGGATATCAATGAAAAGTTTGGTATTACTAATGTTGAACCTTTATCAAGTTATGATGTAAATAGAATAGAGGGTGAAG